GGCCCTTTGAACTGGAACCCCATCATTCAACACACTACCGCAGCATCCTACTGCGTGCATCCATCTCATGCAAATAGTGTGCTGCCTGATGTCACAGTTAGCAGTCAGATCCTTGGGGATTGAAACAAACGGGTCTCTCACCATGCGCCAACCCACAGATGTGAGCACTGGTTGCGTCTGACAGAACTTAACCTGCTCAAACACATCCACAACTTGCTCAACCTTCATGTGAAATCCCATGGCTGAGAACCACTTATGTAGCGAATTGGAGAAATGTTGGAATCCTTCCTGCAAGGACCCATTTCCTTCTCCATCGCGCTGTTGCACGGCGGGAGTGATCGCCTCACAAAGACCGAAGTCCGGGCCTGTACACCGACTGGCTAACAGATCACGTCGCTCCATAAATAACACGCTGTCATCGCCGTTATTCACCAACCTGTAATTGGGAATCCCGACGGCATGCATGAACCCGTAAACCATTCCACACATGATGAGCACGTTACCGGATGAGGTATTCATATCCCCGCTCATTCGGCAACCTTGCACATCGAACCTAACACGGCCATCATTGCATGTGGCGTATCCTCTATTGTGAATCTGCCACCGCAGAACTTTCCCCAATTCCTTTCGTGACCTATTAGGCACCATACGGCGCCAGACGGAATGTTCCCACTCCAAAGCCACGTCAGAAACATGCTGATCGAAACGGTGGGCATCCATCCCGATAGCAACAGGGTCAGCAAAACTCTCCCATGCCTCACGCATACGTGAAGCACAGGACACCACGTTATAACCCTTATAAACAGTGGTGCCTCCAAACACACGGTCAATGCATTTGAAAAGAGGTTTCTCACAATGAGCAATATGCCTGCCTACAACTGTATTATACACAGGTGATCTAGGGTTGATCAACCTGGGGGCTGGATCTGGTTTAGTGGAGAGCGGCAGTTTCTCACACTTAACGAATGTTGAGAGGTATGCGTCCTGCTGCCTCACTGGTCGCGATTCCAGGATCGCACGCGCTCGCTCATACACCTGTCGTCGGCGCCCCGTGTACCTTTGCACGAATGCATCAGGACTCAAGGGCGGGATGACAGGGAGTACGCCAAACAGCTTACGCGTGAAACCGGCCATATTCCTCTCAAAATTCTCGCGGTTTGGACGAGGGGTCGGAATGCGCACCCCATCACGCTCCGTGGTATATACCCTTTCGTACAATCCGCGACAGACATTTACAATGGTGTTTTCATGGCAACCATAAAGGAAACCAAAACCTTCACCAAGGAACCGGTATAAGTGCCGGCCAACACTCCGCCCTGTACCCCTGCGTGTCACCCTGACGCCAGGCATACTAGGAGGAACCACCCTCGTAGTATACCCAGGGATCGACACAAGGCCACATCATTGAACGTCTGGGCTGCCAGACCACCATCCTCTACCCAACCAGGACCACAAACTGACAGGGGCAACTGTGGCGTCCGAAACGCGCTGAACCCACGCCAAACTCGCACGGTACCTGTGAGCTTGAACCTCATCCTTAGTAGGAATAAAGCAAAGCTCAACAGCCATCGGCAAAGTTCTCGCGCAATCTGTGGTCCTAAGGCCTTTGACGCTGGCGAGTTCGTCAGAGACCATCCGAGTGACCACCAACCGGTTGGCCCTCGTGTCAGGTAGGAGGCCTACTCGAGCTTTGACGTGCAGGGCCACCCTCGCCGCCAAAGTCTTTCGCTTATAACGTGTGCGAAGGGGAACTGGATCAACCAACCGTATGTCCATCCCCGTCTCACCCGCTACCTCTAAGCAGTCATGGTCAAACTCCAAAGAGTCCAGTCCATCCATCCAATGCAGAGCATCCTTCTCCTCCCACGGAGTAAGGACTCTCCTCCACAACACCCGGCAACTTACGACAGCTACAGCCGTCAGGGCTACTGCACCTAACGCGAGCGTCGTGTTGGAAAAGTTCACCTGGTAAGCATAAGGAGGG